GGCTGGATTGGCAGCAAGTGGATTCTACAGTAACGTGAAAGAGCCGCTGAAAAGCAAGGAGGGGCAGTGATGCCCCTCTTTTTTGTTTTTGGGTGCCGTGCATCTTTCGAGGTGCACGGCTTTTTTGTTTTGTACTTGATTTTTGCAATTGTATGTGGTATACTACAATTAGGAATCGATTTACAAATCCATTAAATTTTTCTGTCGAGGCCGTGCTACCTAGAAAAAGGTGCACGGCTTTTTTCGTTTTTGGGCGAAAAATTTTTTAAAAAATTTTTGAAAAGGTATTGACAAGTTTACGACATCGTAATATACTATAATCGAAAGTTGACGATGACGTAAACAAAAAAGAAGAGGGGGATTGAAAATGAAAATCACATTTGAAAAGAGAGGTACAAAATTTGAGGTGGAGGTTATAAAGGAAGATGCTTATATTACCGCAAAGGGAATACAGGCGATTGCACATCCTTACAAGCATAGACAACACGGCTGGGGATACGAAGTCAGGTACAACAGAGCCTTCCTAAAAGCTCTCGGCGCAGGGCCAGAAATAGAAACCGTATTTATCACCCATGAAAGCGCCGAGCAAGTCAAAAATGCAATAGACGCATATAGAGAAGAAGAAAACGCCAGGAAGCAGAAAGAGAAGGAGGAAAGGAAGCAAAGAATTATTGCTGGGGCAGAGAAAATCAGAGTCAGCTATCACGATGGAGAGTATCTCAGCGGGCATGAGGTCTTAGACGAAGTTGCCGCTGAGTTGCTCGAAGAGCTTGGCCTTGCCAGATATGTTGAAGGTTGGGGATACCATATTGATGAAGAACTTGTGAGGACGTACGGGACAGAGTTTACATATCAGCAAGCGAAAGAATTCGTACAACCACGAAAAGAAGCTGAGGCTAGGAAGCAGAAAGAAAGGGAAGAAATTAGGGCGAAGTTTGAGGAAGCGAAAGCAACAGGAAAGCCTGTAGAGCTTTACAGATTTATCGTCGACTGCAACGACCCAAGGCTGGAATGTTCCACCGATATTATCATCGTTTATGCTATGCCGGATGGAAGCAAAGACGAAAGGCGAATACATACCTACTAGGCACAGTTGCCCCGCCCCGGGGCATAAACCGGGGCACACAAAACGCTCCAGCAGTCGAGCGTTAGGCGATTACAAATACCGCTGGATTGAAAGGAGGTAAAGATGTATGAAGGCATTCGTGAATAGATACAGTGCTTTAGAGGACGCAATTTACCCTAGAAACCAGCTCCCAGCTCTCTTTGATAAGTTAGGGGTGGATATCATTATCCACCAAGACGAGGATGTATGGGAGGGCGGACAGAATGCAGGAATTATACTGCTCAAGGGAGAAACGGGGGAGTATAGATATCACGGTTCATGTCGCTACTCAGCAAGCGACATAGAAAAAGACGCTAAAGAGGCACAAAGCATAGAAGAATTTCTTGCAAGAGTTTGCCGTCACACTCATTTATCGTATATCCACCCTGTAACGGGACGACCATATGATTTGAATTGATTTTTACTAAGGAGGGTTTTCCTATGCAGTACGCCGTTATTATCGCAGCCAATTTTAGTTACCGCTTCGGCCGTTGAGCGTATCAGCGGCCACCACACCATAATCGCCACTGGCAGGGCGACTATCAAATACTGCCCGCAGAAAAGGAGGTTGTTATGAAAAAATATTGGATCAATAAGTGTATCGTAACTCCAGAGGGGGAGTTAATGCCCCAAGGATTTGAACTTCATGTAGGGGAAAGCACAGCGAAAATAGTTGTACCCTCAGACTTGTACGGTGATACAAATTTGCTTTATGAGGAAGAAATATCGTTGAAGCAAGAAGTATTTAAAGCTACCTATCAAGACGGGAATCCTGTTCATGTCGATGACGGAGAAGTCATCGGCATGGATCTGGATGAGTATCGCAGCCAATTTTAGTTACCGCTTTGGGTGTTGAGCGGTAAATCAGCGCCCACCAGTATCATCGCCAGCCCCGGGGCGAATAACAAATACCGGGGCAAATGAAAGGAGGAGATATGAGAATAAACTTTACATTAGGTGACCGAGTAAAGAAAAGAAATCAAATTGTATTATCTTCTCATACGAGGATGAGAAGATACCCAGAAATCGACGACAGGTTCGACAGAACCAGATCCAACAACTTTTATGCCGATTATATAGATATAGAATATGTAAAAGGGAATGCAATAGAAGACTTCTTTATCATCGGCACAATAAGTTATCAAGATGAAAACGCAGATGAACAAAGCTGTTGTATAAGATGTAGGATTTATGTCGTGCTACAAGCCCCCATAAGCTTAGACGATTTCTTAGACACTACGCCAGGTTTTGTTTTACAAAGACCCTGGCGTAAGTGGGCAGTCGTGGGTTATTGGGATGATGACAACACTACCGCTCTTAACCTACATCAGTTCATTGAACAGCTTAAAAATGGTGAAAGGGAAACACCTGCTCCTTATAGAGCCGCTATCTTGGGACATTTACTAGATACCTTAGTACCCGAAGACAATAAAGACAACGTAAAAATACTTGGCATTACAAGTGAAGGTGAGTATTACTTTTACTATATCAATTATCTGTTCCCCCCAGGCGATTATGGTCTTAAGGGAATGGATAAAAACAAGTATTATTTCAGTAAATTTACTACAAGAGATAAATTTTACACACATTACTACCGTATAGAAAAAGCACCTGGTATGTACGGTAGTAAGGTGGGGTTCCGGATGATGCGACATTTAGAGGAGGTGGAAGCATGAGCGAAGATAAATGGCTCACCACCTCCGAAATAAGCCAGCGATGGGGCATCGCCGATGCCGCCATCCGCATGGCCATAAAGGAAGGCCGCATCCGGGAAGATGAGTGTCGAAAGACAGGATACGGCCCCTACGGCGGCGTATGGCTGGTCAAAGAATCGGCAATAAGAAGGCTGTACGGGAGGCCCAAGCTCACATCAAAGGATATATCCGAGATCGAGGCTATACAAAGAAAGGGGAATCATCTAAAATGAATTTTACAATCAAAACCGAGAATTGGAACGGCCATAAAATCAGATTTGTTTGGCACAATGGTGAATGGTGGGCAGTTTTAGCTGATATTGCTCATCCGCTAGGACTACTGACTAAAAAAGTTGCTCAACGTTTAAGGGAAACAGAAAAACAAATAGAAAAGGAGGTACTTTCAAGGTACCCCCTTCCAACACCAGGTGGTCTGCAAGAAATGCTCATCGTCAATGAGTATGGTATTTATGAAGCAATTACTCAAAGCCGAAAGAAAGAGGCCATTCAGTTCAGATTTTGGGTTTACGATATTCTGAAAGAACTTCGCCAAGCGACAGGACTTGAAGGTTTTCAAATATTCCGCATGTTAGACAAAGAACACCAAAAAGAGATGATGAAGAAACTTAAGGAAGGCCTAAAACAACCTGTGAAAGTTGATTTTATCAAAGCAAATGTCATCACCAACAAAGCCATCAGCAATATATATGGTTATCCAAAGATGATTAAGAAGGGTGAGATGACGCCAGACATGCTGGTAAAGAGACAAAGTATACTGGAAGATACCGTAGAGCTGATGACGGTCAAAGAGAAATATGGCCTCGATATTTCGGTCTCTCAAACAATTTACAGTAAATACAAAGCGATGCAATCGGAGGAGGCAGCGACATGACGCTTGAGCAACTTGAAAAAGAAAAACCCGAAAAGATTACCGTCGACCAAGCAGCGCAAATAATGGGGGTAACGCCACAATTCTTAAGAATAGCGCTTCAACACAACAAATTCCCCTTTGGAACAGCAGTAAAGTTTAAGCGATGGAGCTATTACATTAACACCGCAAGATTTATCAAGTATATGAAAGGCGAAATAGCATAACCCAACTAGTAGCACACCGCACCTTGACAACTGAATATCGCCTTACGAGTACCCGGATACTGGTGATGGCGGGTCTGCGGGGATCGCCAAGATGGGTACAAGCCCGGAGCGGGAGCGGACTGGCAAGCCAGCCCGATGAACGAAGGAGAAAGCAGGGGAGAAACGGAAGGGGAGGAGGGGAGAGAACAGATGAAACCGATGACTGATAGAGAGCTCCTTGAGCTTGCGGTTAAGTTGCACATGGCTGTCTCGCTTGCAGTTAAGAAGGGCAAATTCAAGAAAGATACACGCTTTTTTCTGGAACGAATGAAAGAAATAGCCGACCAAGCACTAGGACCAATAAACGATGACTTTTATTCATACTACGACTAAGGAGGTGAAACACATTGCTGCAGCTATACACATATCGGCGCAAGCGCCGCTGGGTAACCACAACAAGGTTCTGGGCTATAGTAACAATTTTGGCCATCATAATTGCATACTTTGTTTTCCGCAATGTTTCTATGCAAGATTTGTGTACAAGCCCATATTGGCGCTATGTGTTCAGTAAATAAAAAAAGAGCTCTCCAAAAAGCTCAAACAAAAGCTATCCTGCCTCTATTGTACCACGATAGGGCAATAGAGGCAATACGGAGGAGGAGAAATTGAATGAAGTGCCCACTTCTAAGATCTAAACAAGTCAACTACGGGGAGTTCGGCCGGGGGGAAAGGGAATACTTCTTGGATTGTATTAAAGAGCAATGCGCTTGGTGGAACCCAACATACCAGGAATGTTCTGTGAAAATGGCAACCTGCTTCTTAAATCTCATCAGGTTAGATACGCAACTTATGAGCACAAGGAGGACAACCCGTGAAAGCAGTTCTCAAGGACAATGTTATAGAAATATATGATGCTTGCTTAGTAAAGGACGCAATAAAGGCTATACCAGGGCGGCGCTGGGATCCAAAAAAGAAAGTGTGGACAATCCCAATGACAATTGAAGCTGTGGAGCAGCTCAAATACATCCCTGGCAAAATTGAACCTATTATACTGGAGCGGTATCGGGAATTAAAGCGCATACAAGATAAAACCATCGAAGAGAAATATGCAGAGCAGGTTGAACCGATCGAGCCGATGCCGCTCAAGCCTCATATCAAGCCATATCAGCATCAAATAAAAATCTATAATCTCGGCCTCATCAATCCAAGCTTCGCAATACTGGCTGAAATGGGGACAGGCAAGAGCTTGACAGCAGTGTCCATAGCAGCCAGACGCTGGCAAAGAGGGGAAGTAAAAAAGCTACTTGTGGTTGCTCCAACATCGGTCCTACCGGTGTGGCCAAGAGAGTTTGAAGCCTGTACAGTGCCGTATGTGTGTGCAGTGCTGGAAGGCTCAATGCAGGAACGCAGAAAGACGCTTCAACAGCTCAATAGCATCAAAGATAAGTTATTAGTTGCCGTCATCAATTACGAGGCTACCTGGCGCATACTGGACGACCTACTTGCCTGGAAGCCCAATATGGTTATAGCAGACGAGAGCCAGCGTATAAAAAACCACAGCGCAAAGCAATCAAAGGCCTTGCATAAACTTGGCAAAGTCGCAAAGTACAAGCTTATCCTCACAGGGACGCCGGTACAAAATCAGCCGCTTGATTTCTTCTCTCAATACAAGTTCTTGGATGAAACCATCTTTGGTACAAGCTTCTATGCGTTCCGGAACAGATATGCCGTCATGGGCGGATACGGCGGCAAGCAGGTGGTTGGATACCAGAATCTCGATGAGCTCATACGAAAAGCACACTCCATTGCATTCAGAGTTACCAAAGAGGAAGCGCTGGACCTGCCGGAACAAATTGACCAGTACCAGTATTGTGAACTAGAGCCCGAAGCAGCAAGGCTATACAACGAGATTAAGAAACAGAGCTATGCCGAATTGGAGAACGAGCAGGAGATCACCGTCAGGAACGTACTCACCAGGCTGCTCCGGCTACAGCAAATCACAGGGGGCTTTGTCAATACAGATGCCGGCATTCAGCAGCATGTGTCCAGCGCAAAGCTTAACCTGCTTAAAGAAGTTGTGGCCGATATTATTGATGCAGGCAAGAAGGTTGTCATATTCGCAAGGTTTCTTCCAGAAATCAAAGCAATTCTCAAAATACTCGAAGATATGCGGCTAGAATACAGCTACATCACCGGCGAGGTACCCAACGAGCAGAGGGGCGAGCAAGTCAGAGCCTTCCAGGAGGATCCGAACCGCAAGGTATTCGTTGCGCAGATCCAAACAGCAGGACTGGGGATCACGCTCCATGCAGCGGACACGGCAATTTTTTACTCTGTAGACTTCAATTATGCCAATTATAGTCAGGCACGGGCTAGAATACACAGGATTGGGCAGAAAAACAATTGTACTTATATTCACCTAATTGCAAAAAACACAGTGGACGAACATGTTTTGAAGGCACTTCAAAGAAAAGAAGATATTGCAAAAATGGTTGTAGATAACTGGAGGATGTACTTTGGATGATTAACAGGGCGGTGGCGGAATAGGTAGACGCTAAAACCGGGGGTGTACGGTGAGTGAATCTGTGGGGTGGTGCGTATGGAAGCCCACTAGGCGAAAGCTGAAGGGCGCAGAGGATCATGCAGGGTGCAAATCCCTGCCCGCCCTGTTATAAATGGGGGTGAAAAGATGCCAAAATGTAAAGGATGCGGCGCTGAAATTATCTTTATTAAAACTGCTGGAGGCAAAGCAATGCCATGCGATGCAAATCCTGTAGTTTACTGGGAGCGCAAAGGAGCAAAGAACAAAATAGTCACACCTAATGGAAAAGTTAAATCTTGCGAACTTTCCGGAGAAGTAGAAAGAGCTACGGGGATGGGTTACATTCCACATTGGGCAACATGCCCGGCAGCGGAACGATTTAAAACAAAAGGAGGCGAGAAACTTTGACTATCTTTGAATTAGCGGACAAGCTCAAAGAGCTCAAAGAGAGAAAGAAAGCCATTGAAGATGAGCTAAAAAAGATTAATGCAGAGCTTGAGGCAACAGAAGCAGAACTCGCACAGGCGATGATTAACGAGGAGCTTCCATCCTTTAGCCGAGCAGGGACAACATTCTATGTCAGCACAAAAGTTTACGCTTCACCGCTGGCAGAAAAGAAAGCAGAGCTGTTTGATACCCTCAAACAGCGAGGATATGGCGACCTCATATACGAAACAATTAATCACAATACATTCAGTGCTTTTATCAAAGAACAGATGTCTGAGAACAACGACCAGCTCCCGGAATGGCTGAATGGGCTGGTGAGCGTGTACGAAAAGACAACGATTGGTATGCGCAAATCCAAATAAAAATTTTAAAAGGAGGAAATGAAGGATGAGCGACAAGAAAGATTTGATGATCAAAGAAGAAAACTTTGTAATGCCTGTGATGGACAACAATATTGCACAGGCGATGGGCGAAGAGATGGAAGGCCTGCCAATGACATTTACTCGGGTAAAAATCCCGACGGGCGGGGGGTTGGCATTTGAAATTCCTGGCGATGATGCGGACAACCCCGAGATGGCAAAGGAAATTATAGGCGTCATAGTGGATCATCACCCTATCAATGCTTACTGGGCGGACAAGTATTCAGGCGGGAACAATCCGCCAGACTGCAGCAGCATGGACGGCAAGATTGGCGTGGGTACGCCTGGCGGGAACTGCAAAACCTGCCCGTATAACCAGTTTGGTTCCGATGGAGCAGGGAAGGCCTGTAAAAACATGCATCGTATTTACATCCTGAGAAGCGGTGAAGCGTTCCCGTTGCTGCTTACCCTGCCGCCGACCAGCATCAAGAACTTTGGTGATTATGTTCTAAAACGTGTCATTTCTAAAGGCTGCCGGACCTATGAAGTAATAACCAAAATAACTCTCAAGAGAGCCCAAAACTCAACCGGTATTAGCTATTCACAAGCTCAATTCTCATTAGTGGCACCTTTAGGCACCGAAGAAAAAGAATTTATGCGGAGATACAGCGAAAACATCAAAGCAGTTACCAGGCAGCTTGTAGTTGATGAGTATGAGGACGCACCTCCACCGCAGGACGGCGAGGAAATGCCGTTCTGATGCAATACACGGGGAGAGGAGGCCCTCTCCCCGGCCCTTGCTAAAGCAACGGTGGAGGTGAGAATGTGGCAAACGACCTTGACCACAAAATTGACTGGATACAGTTCTACAGCCAGTATTTTAAACAGCTCAAAAAAGTGGGCCAGAACAAGATGCAGGGATTGTGTCCGTTTCATGAGGATACTCACCCCAGCTTTTGGTTCAACATAGAAAATGGCCTCTGGAAGTGCGAGGCCTGCGGTGAGTCAGGAAACGGGCAGACGTTCCTTGAAAAAATAGAGAAAATTGACAGCAAAGAAGCATACCAACGCTTATTGAAACTGGCCGGTGAGTATAAAGAACCCGAAAAGAAGCGAAAACGTTACACAGTAGAGGATTATTGCGAGGCTAAACGCTTGCCGCTCGACTTTGTGACCAGCCTTGGCGTCAAAAATGGCAGAATTGGTATCAGCATCGAGTACAAGGATGAGTCTGGAGCGGTTATAAGTACCAGGCAGCGCTATGGTGATGGCGCAGGTCCACGTTTTACGTGGGCACGTGGCAGCAAGGTCATCCCCTATGGCCTGTGGCTGCTCCCCAAGATGAGGGAACAGGGCTATATCGTACTGGTTGAGGGAGAAAGCGACAGCCAGACGTTGTGGTTTCACGGCATCCCAGCTCTGGGGATTCCAGGCGCCAGCACGTTCCAAGCTGAATGGACGAGCTATCTCATGGGCCTCGATGTGTATATCCACAAAGAGCCGGACGGCGGCGGAGACGTTTTTCTTCGTAAGGTGTGTGAGGGCCTCGTTGAAGGGCGCCATGACGGTAAGGTTTATCAAATCTCCATTCCAGGCTACAAGGATCCATCAGAACTGCACATAGCAGAGCCCGACAACTTTGTCCAGCGTTGGAAGGCCGTCATGGCGGCAGCGCAGGAGATAGACCCAAAAAAGATAGCCGTAAAAATACACGAAACGCTTCCAGGAGCTCCTGTACAATTACGTCAGCCGCCGGGATGGAGGTTTAGTTTAGATGGGATAGAGGTCCTCAACGAGAAAACTGGCCTGTGGTCAAACATCTGCAAAACACCAATTATCCTGTCCCGCAGGCTCAAATCCCTGGACACGGGCGAAGAAAAGATGGAAATTGCATTCATGCGAGATGGTGAGTGGCAAACAGCCATAGTGCAGCGCTCAACTATCTTCCAGAGCCGAACCATTACACAGCTTGCCGATCTCGGTATAACGGTGACCAGCGAAAATGCAAAATTTCTGGTACGGTTCCTTGGAGCGCTTGAAGCAGAAAACATCGACGTACTGGATCTAGCCAAATGCGTCAGCCAGCTCGGTTGGTATGGAAAGCATTTTCTCCCCGGCCTGGAAGGAGACTTGGTAATCGATGTTGATGCGACAAGCCGCAAATGGATCGATGCTTATCACTCGGCAGGCTCGTATGAAGATTGGGTAAAAAACATAGCACCATTCCGGCAAAACATGATTTTCCGTTTTATCCTGGCCAGTGCATTTGCGGCTCCGCTTCTTAAACTACTCAACCACAGAGTATTTATCGTCCACAACTGGGGAGACAGTCGGAGCGGTAAAACTGCAGCACTCAAGGCAGCGCTATCAGTCTGGGGCGAGCCAGAAGAATTGATGGCCAACTTCAATGCCACACGTGTGGGCTTAGAGCGGTTGGCCGGGTTCTTCAACGACTTGCCGCTTGGCATTGATGAGAAGCAAGTGGCCGGTACAAGGCAGGAATTCATCGAATCACTAGTTTATATGCTCAGTATAGGGACAAGCAAGGTTCGAGGCGCAAAGTCCGGCGGGCTTCAAGCATCCAAGTCATGGCGCTGCATAGTGCTAACAACGGGCGAGGAGCCGCTTACGACAGGAGCAAGCCAGACAGGGGTTCATACAAGAGCCTTGGAGATATATGGGGCGCCGTTCAGCAATGAAAATGAAGCTCGAAAAATGCACGATATAACCAACGAAGTATATGGCCACGCAGGCCCACGATTCATCAAGCGGCTGGTTGAGTATATTAAGCAGGAGCCGGGGAGTTTGAAGGAACAGCACAGGCAGCTCACTGAGCAACTCACGCAGCAGTATCCCGATAGGCTTGGATCCCATATATCCAGCGTGGCTGTGGTGGTGCTGGCGGACAGGTTAATATCTGAATGGCTGTTTGAAGATGATGAAAAATCGTTGGAGATGGGCGAGTACATTCTTGAATTGCTAGAAAATGAGCAAGAAACGGATATTACAGAGCGGGCCTACAACTTTATAAGAGAATGGTTAATCGCTAACACGTATCAATTCAACAATTCAACAAAAGAGCGATATGGGTACGTAGAAGGCGATAATACTTATTATGTATTCCCGTACATTCTCGAAAAGGTACTAACCGAAAATGGGTTTTCGTACAGGAAAATACTTAAAGCCATGGGTGACCGTGGAATGATAGAAACAACGTACGAAGGCACTAAAAAGCGTTACCAACTAGTAAAAAGATTTGACGGGAAAACTGTTAGGGTTATCAAGTTTACGCTAGACGATTTGGAGGAAACACCGCCATTTTAAAGCGCCTAGGTTACCACTAATTTTTAGTGGTAACCTAGGGGTAACGCTAGTGGTAACGCCCAAAAGCCAGCAATAAAGCGGCTTATAGATATATTGTTACCACTGTTACCACTAAAAATGTAATTTCTCCTATAAAGAAAATGTAAACGAAATGTAAAAACTCTTATGCACAAACTTTACAAAAAATATATATATGTATTTTCAAAAATTAGTGGTAACAGGTAACAGAGTTATGAAAGCCTTGATACAAGCGGGTTTGCGGACTTAAAAAGTGTTACCACTAAATTTTGAATTAGTGGTAACACTCCAAAGGAGGGGTTTGGATGACCAAACAGCAGCAAATTGAGCACATCAAAGCAAGGCTCAAAAAAGCCTATTCGCTTCCTCTCTCGGAACAAATTAAATGGAAGAAGCAAATCCGAGAGCTTGAACAGGAACTAGCAAGACTACAGGGCAGCATATCTTTTGATGAAAACAAAGCATTTGAACTTCTTAACCAGGCCAACAAAGAAATCTTACGGGCCTGCGCAGAAAAGCGATACGGCGGCGACTTTTATCAATTCTTAAACGACAATCCAGAAGTAGCAAATTACATTGATACAGCACTCTTGGAAATTGACAGAGCATACAAGCTAAAAGATATAGATGCATTCAAGCAAGCCATTGAACAGTACAAAGCTGCATTCGTCAAAGTAGAGGAATTATACCAGCAGGCCAAAACCACAGGCTTCAGGGAGCTTTTGCCGAACGAAGAAAAAGAGTTTCAGCTTAGTATATTTAACTAAACCGAAAGGGAGGAATATTATGGAAAAATATTTTATAGTTTCTCCGAAAGCAGATTTATACAAAGATTATTTTAAGTACATTGAAAATAGAAAAGCTGTACATGAGCATGTTAAACGCTTTTTTGATAAACATGAGATAAAAGCCCAATATTACGATTGTTTAGGTAATTGGCTTTACATCAAGCCAACAGAAGAAGATTTGAAGGTTTTTGGTAGTATGTTGTGCCAAGCTGAACTAAACGGATTGAGGTGTTTTAAAGAGAATTCAAAAATAGGTAGGGCATGGGCCAAATCATTACAAGAAACCAATCTCAAAGTGCTCTCCAAGCCACAGATACTTCTATATTTGGACCATTATATTCCGCGTTGCCGTTACAGGTTGTTCCGTGTGGGAACTGTTTTATATGGGTCAATTGAAACTGATAGCGAATTTACTTTGCCGGAAGGTTTTGAAGAAATCAAGGCGAGTGAGTTTTATCAAAAACTCGAAGAAATAGAAGCTAAAAAATAAGTGTCGGAGGTGCGCTGGGATGAGTGAGGCCGAATCCATCATAGTACGAGACATCTTGAAGTATTTAAACAGCCTGCCGGGATGCTTTGCCTGGAAGCATCACGGCGGCATGTACAGCACCGCTGGGATACCGGATATTATATGCTGCTGCCAGGGCAAATTTCTAGCATTTGAGGTAAAAGGGCCAAAGGGGCAACCAACCAAGCTGCAGCTCAAAACAATACAAGACATTCAGGCAGCAGGAGGACAGGCCTACATTGTGAGGTCCTTGATGGAGGTACAAAAAATCATTGGAGGGGGCGGAGATAATGCAAAGAGGTGAGACAAGTGGACAATACATGGGAGTATTCAGGATGCTATCGCTATCACATAAGCCTAACAAAGCGAAGTGGTATTTGTGAAGTGTGTAAAAAGTATACGCCGGAGCTATGGCTTCAAAGAGAACAAAAACAATATATTATTTCAAAAGATTTTGAGTTAAAAGGCCAAATATTTAGGATAGGCGAAATGCATTATACGGAGAAGGGATGCAAGTACTTAGTAGGGCATTATGAGTGTTTAATAAAAGCGAGGAGGAGATAAGAAATGTTTTGGTTTATATTGGGTTTGTTTATAGGTGGCGTTCTAGGCATGATTATACTAGCTTTGGTGTCGACTGCAAAAGAGACAGACAAACATTTTAACTTTAAAAACAGAGAGGATATAGCTGAATGCTTCTGGTGTGGAGAACGGATGGCAAGTATAAAGAGGCGTTTAGCTATGTCGACATTGCGCTGGGCAATGTGCGAATCATGAGGTAGGAGGTGAGTTTATGCTTAAGAAAACATGCCCTAAGTGCGGACAAGCCAACTACAGCTCAACCGAATTCATGTTGTTGTTCTGCCGGTTCTGCGATGCCAGCCTGCAGGGTGTACAAGCAGAGCTGGCGGATGCGAAAAGCGAGGTAAAAGATTGTCTCTGGTGCGGTGAGCGGATGGTGAAGCATACAAATGGGAAGAAGGTATGTCCTAACTGTGGTTGGCCGGAACGATAAAGAGATGGCGTTCGGAAATGAGAGCTGGATCCAATGAATAAAAGGTGCAGGTATGGCATGAAATGTTAGGGGGTTTGGATTATAAACTTGTTCAAGTAAAAGATAAGGAGGGTTTAAAAACATGAGTAAAACACTGGAGCTTTTACCTTGCCCGTTTTGCGGGGGCACGGCAACGCTATACCATACGAACGACAATCATCATAGCCCATATGTAGTATGTGACGGTGCGATAAGAGCCGATGGCAAACCGCCTTGCTATGCACAAATACAACCGTGGCGGTATAAAACAGACGAGGAAGCCATTGCGGCATGGAATAGACGTGTAAAACTAGCGGATGATTAGAAGGGTAAAAGAGAGAAAGGGAGGGAACGGGGTTGGTTTCAATCGCTGAATTCTTGAGCGCAAAACAAAAACTCAAAGAGGCAGAAAAACAGTATAAAAAACAGAAGCCGAAAGAAAAACACAAAGATTATTTGGGACGCCAGGAACGTGAAGATTTAATGATACTTGCAGCCATAGCGTCGAAATTGGAAGAGCTCATTGCAAACTGGTACCAGCATCAACGCCCCAAGCAACGCATTACATATGCAAAAACAGCCTTAACTTACACATACAAAGCTATGGACTCATATTTCGACGGTTTAACAGAGCAAGAGAAAACTCAGGAAGTATACAGGGTACTGCGGGATTTGAAGCAATGTAGTATCTATTTGGAGAGGGGGCAAATACGATGAAGCCTAAATGGACCAAGGAGGGAGTGGCCAATGAACGAGTACAAATATGACCAGGACAAGCCCCGGCTGGACCTTGTCCCGCCGGGGATCATTGAAGCGGTGGGCGTTGTGCGAACATATGGGATGAAAAAGTATGGTACGGAAGATGGGTGGCGCAACGTTGAGCCTAAACGGTACACGGCGGCATTGATGCGGCATCTGTGCAAATTCCTGCGTGATCCATATGCAGTTGATCCAGAGAGTGGATTGCCACACTTGTGGCATATGGCGTGCAATGTTGCATTCTTGATTGAATTTTATTGGCCGGAAGGTGAGGAGCATGGATGATATGTGCTTACAGCTTGTCGCCCGTATGGTTGTGGCGGTGATGGTTGGCAGATACAAAGTGGTACAGGAATTATACGAGCAGTATCTCAGGAAACGGCACCTATATGTAAGCATAAAAGAGATGCTAGAAGCGAAACAAACATCAGCTTAGGAGGGGAGAAAATGACAACAGCTCTTTGGATTATGATCTCAATATTAATGTTCTGGTTGGGGTATAAAACAGGGAGCATATCTTTAGTCAAAGCAATGTTAACAGAATTACAAAAACAAACGAAGGAAAGTGCAAGGTTAGTGGTATCGGAATTAATGACAGATGAAAAATTTAAAAAGTCTTTTGAACAAATATCACAGAATGTACAGGAGCACTTAGGCGTGATAAACGCCGAAATAAATAAACATAAAGGGGTGTAAAAATATGTTGCAAAAAGACTGCACAAATTGCGAAAGACGGGACAAGCGCACAGGTGGGCGTCGGTGTCGGGTTTTTATCGAAAAGCCCGAAAACTGCTGGGCCTGGACAGACGATCCAGACTGGGACGTAAAAGTAGAAGAAGCAATCAGAAAGCACAGGGAGGGAAAAGTCGAGAATGAGAATTGAAAGAAGAGTTTTTAGATACGTAGAGTATGAATTATACAATTACGATAATACAAAGAAGGAACTGCAGCGATACAGGGAAGCAATCCTGGTTGGTACGGTGGGGGCATGGTAACGTTTTGCGTTGGCATAGTTAGGTAGGGAAGTGTACGGTGTGGGCGACGCAGTGCGCGGCGAAGGCGATGCACTGTTCCACACGGCTTGGTAGTGGCATGGCAACGTTTGGTAAAGTTAGGGCATTGTGTGGTAAAGCTGAGTAAAGGATGAGCGTGGTCATGTATGGCAATGGCAATGCGATGTGTGCCGATAGGGCGGTGTTACGTGTAGTCATGCAAGGGCATAGTGAAGCGATGTGAAGCATAGGCGATGTCCCGCGCAGTTGTGCGAAGGCTAGCATAGAAAGGAGGTGATAGATTGACTTTAGGTAAACTTCTTTTAGAAGCAACCAAAAGCGAAGCACAAAAAGGCAATATCAAAGGCATATGTGTTGTATGCAGCAACGAGACAGAGCAAGGATTACCACTCAAGGAGTGTGTATCCGATAACTTCACTGGTTGGAGCTACTTCTTCTCAGGAAACTGCATGTGTCCAGAATGCGCATTCCTGTTCAGCGACCAGACGTTCCGCAGAAAATCATGGGTTGCATCACCACAGGAATTTCGAACATTCAAAAACGACGAAGCACAGCAGGTCCTATTTAACCCGCCAGAACCGCCATTCTTCATCCACATTGCCAAGACTGGCCAGAAACAAACATGGTTGTCATGTATCCACAGGGTTGCCCACAATCCACACAAGTACTTCTTTTCGCATGAAAAATACGATGTACCAATATTGTTCGAGCGTGATAAAGCAGAGGTATACCTGCAGCTTATAGCGGAAGCAATAGCAAAGGGCTTGACCAAAACAGAGCTTACAACGGGGGAATTTAGTACAAAGACGTGGCAAAAAGCAATTGAAGGAGGCTATCGTGATTTTCTGCGGGAAGTATCCAAATTCAAAGGCGATATCCTATGGGAGGTGTTGGTGGATGTTTACAGAAAAGCAGATTGAGGACAAAACGGTCGAGCTGCTGGCGATAGTGTACAACAGCATAAACTGGAGCAAGATGCACACGAGCAAGAATCCGCACGATATATTCAACCATCGGGTTAGGGCGGCAAGCAGGCGGGCAACTCTGTTTGAAGCCATATCAAAGTTAGCCAATTATTTTGGGTTGCAATCATTACCGACAGAAGCAATACAGCTTACTCAGGAGCTCCGGCCTTACGAGAGGGTAGTGCTAAACAAAATGTACATGGAACATATACCGATGTCTATGATGGCGATTATGCGGGCTAAAGAGAGGCGCAAAAATAAAGGTCAAATCACAATCTTTGAAACTTTAAAAGAGGAGGTATTGAAAGATGAATAAGCGATTTTATGAAATTGAGGGCACTATCACGGCTTTGACACCAATTTTTCATGGAGGGGACGAGAAAACCGGGTCTACACCGGTTTTACGCACAATCATGGTGTATGTAGACGGCATAGGTGAAGTGCCAATTCCGTATATCTCTGGCAATGGTATTCGAGGCAAACTCCGCAGGTTGTCCATCAAAGATTTCCTCGACATGCTGGAATATGAAATCACAAATACAAAGTTACACCATGCGCTGTTCTCAGGAGGCGTGCTTGAGTCCACATCTGACACAACCGGTGTAATCGACCTGGCATTCAGAAAGAAGGTTCGGGAGCTCATGCCACCCGTGGCCATATTTGGTTGCGCTCTTGGCAATCAAATGATCCAAGGCAACCTTATTGTGGAGCATATGTGGCCAATTTGCGAGGAGTACAAGCCATACTTGCCAGAGGAATACCAAAAAGACCCACGAGCAGAGCGACCAATACGCACGTTCACAGACCAAAGTTTTATAACTAGGCGTGATGATTTGCGAGAAGAACGGGAAGAGGACGAACAGGCAGTGCAAATGAAAGTCGATTACGAATGTTTTGTGCCGGGGACGAAGTTTTATCACCGCTTTGTGTTGCAACTGCCAGACCAGCTCCAGCTTAGCTGTTTCGGGCGCGTATTGGACCTGTTTGAGGCCATGCCGTATGTGGGAGGTAGGAGCTCCAGCGGTGATGGCAAGGTCATGTTGAACTACAAGAACAAGCCAGATGCGTCGCTATATTTAGAGTTTGTACAGGAAAAGAAAGACGATATTGTAAAACTGCTTAAGGAACTGGAGGAGAAACTATGAGCGGTATACTAGAGGAAGTCAAATACTTTGTGAGCTTGGCCGAGAAGGCTCCACCTATTCGGTGGGGTCGCTTCCGACCATTCAAAGTGGCGTTCAAAATGGGCTCACCGGTGTGCGTTACCACACCATGGATTAGCTTTGATGGTCTAATTGCACATTTGATGTTGCTGGATGCGTTTGGCGAAGACTTCTTTATTACGCCCAAGAAGCTGGATTTGTCGCCGTATTTGCCGCACAATCAACGGTTATTACCCATTCTTAAAACTGGCGATATATATCACACCAGTGTAAGCCAGTTTATACCGCACTCGGTAAAGATTACGCAGATTTACAAACGGTTTGAAGAACGTTGGAGTGAGAATCTCAAAAACAAAACAATTCGGTTAGGTAGTGGTCATTTTCGAATGTACGCTATGAAACAGCCATATGTACCATGCAAGGAAGTTGTTTACTACGTGAACGGTGATATGGACTTGATAAGACAGCTAATCGAACAGTATTTAGTCGGATTAGGCAACGACATCCGCATCGGCTTTGGCATGATTAGGGATGTGGTTTTTGAGGAAACCGAAGAAGACTACTCTCTTGTTGCGGAAGGCGTCGCAATGCGGCCAATTCCAGTATCAATGTGCGAGGAGTACGAAGACGCTGCATACCTGCCATACAAGGCTCCATACTGGAGTCCGAGAAACGTTGTATTATGTGTACCACCGGGAGCGAGGTGTGAGTTGAAGGATGAATATCAAAGAAGTTCTAAAGCAGTGGGCTGAGATGGATGTGCATAAGACGAAGGTAGAAGAAGCGAGGCAAATAATTGCCAAGGCTCTTGCAACGCATCAAAAGCCGTATGTAGCCTTCTCTGGAGGTAAAGATTCAACCTGCATGCTTCATCTTGTGCTTCAGCAAAAGCCAGACATTATGGTGTATCACTGGGATTACGGGCCTTATCTTATGCCAAGAGATGTAGAAAAAGAAGTAATAGAGATTGCAAAGAAAATAGGAACGCAAAATCTTGTTGTGGATACGTCGAGGCTGTATACATCCCGAGAGGCTACAGGTATTTGGTATAGGGAATTTTTTGGGAGAGTGATAAAGGAATTGTGCCAACAAGGCTATGACTTAGTTTTTGTTGGAATACGCAAACATGAAAGTTTAAAGCGCAAAAGACGGGTTGAACGAGGCGAAAAACTAACTGTAATTGATGAATGCTGGCCGCTGCAAAATTGGACGTGGCAGGATGTATGGGCTTATATATTTTCAAACAATTTGCCATATCACAGCGTGTATGATAAATATGCACCAATAGTTGGGTGGGATAATGCAAGGTTTGTGACTTTTTTTGATCCAGAATTCGATAAAATCGGTGCCAGCAATTTAGATGGTGTGCTAATGTGGAGATGGAGAAACACAGGAGGGAGCAGCGAATGAAGATAGAACGGCGAGTGTTTAAATACATCGAGTATGAGTTGTACAATTACGACAATACAAAAAAAGAACTGGCAAGATACAGGGAAATGGTTTTGGAGAGCTCGCCAATGCCGCAAGAGGTGAAAGTGCAGGGTGGCGGGCAAATGGTATCACAAACAGAATCAAAAGCATTGAAGCTTATTACGTCATCATTCATTGCACATGCAGAGCGAGTTATAAACGCCATCGATAAGAGCCTCGCTATGCTGACAGAAGACCATAGAAAACTGTTCCACCTTAAGTATCAAGAGTGTTTGCCGTGGCAGGAGATAATAGTCGAGATGAACATATCGGACAGAACATACTTTCGAATGCGGCGTGAGCTTGTTGCAACGGTGGCAAGGCAACTTGGATTAATCAATGTTGAATAATGTGGCAGATGGCAGAAAAATGGCAGAAATAAGGGCATAATGTGTGTTATACTGCTAGTGTGGAATTATGCAAAGTTACCCTCTCCTCCACTGTACAAGCCCGGTTTCCCCCCGCCGGACTTTGAAAATCCTTCCTGTGTATGGTATAATAAAACAAAAATATTTCAAAAGGGGGAATGAAAATGTCAGAAAAAGCAAAGAAGCCGATTTTTAAGCGTTGGTGGTTTTGGCTTATTGTGATTATAGTTATCGGCGCTATTGCAAGCGCAGGAGGAGAGGATAAGCCGAGAAAAGAGGAACCTGCCGTAACAACAGGCGAACAAACACAAGGACAACCGCAGGAACAAACGCAGGAACGAACGCAAGAACAAGGACAAGCGGCAGAGCAACCTAAAGAGGAGACGCCGGAATTCTTCAAGATTGGCGAAACAGCGGTAACAAAAAAGGTTAAGGCGACTATAATCGAAATGGAGAAGTCAGAAGGTAATGCATTCAGCAAACCAGCAGAAGGAAACGAATTTGTCTTGTTGCATGTCACAATCGAAAATGTGTCAAACGAGGAATTAGTAGTAAGCTCCGCGCTTGGGTTTAGTGCTTATGTGGACGATAGCGCAATTAATGAAAGCCTTACTGCGCATACAAGCAAAGATAATCTTAAAACGCTAGACGGGACTGTGGCACCAGGGAAGAAATTGATAGGTACATTAGCCTATGAGGTCCCGAAAGACTGGAAGAAGCTAGAGATACACTTTAAGCCAGATCAGTTTTCGGATACTACAATCAAGTGGTTGATTGAAAATAAATAATTTGCATAGTGCGCTAAAGAGCCTTTTAGGGCTCTTTTTCTTTTGGGGTGATTATATGCCGCAGAGGCCATTACGGCCATGTAAGAAGATTGGTTGTATAAATCTTACAAGGGATAAAACAGGATATTGCGAATTGCACATACAGGAGTATTTGGAATATTTAAAGATGCAGAAGGCTGAAAGGGATAAGCGTTATGATGAACGGGTTAGACGAATAAGAGATAAACAATACTACGAGTTTTATAAAAGCGATGAATGGGCAAGAACAAAGACGCGAGCATTGATAAGAGATAAAGGATTGTGCCAATGGTGCTTGTCAAAAGGGATAATAAGAACTGCTGATGTGGTTCATCATATAGTACCGATAAAAGAGAACTGGGGCCTACGTTTTGATCTACAGAACCTCATTAGCTTGTGCCATGAATGTCATAATGAGTGGCACAGTCGAGAAGGTAGGGGGTAGGGGGATAGCAAAAATTTTTACCTGCCTCTGGGGAACCGGCGGCGGGGGCCTCGCTGCGTACAAAGTTCCCTTTATTTCGCAAAAGAGGGGGGCGGCTCGAAGGCGCACGAGGTTTTTGTCAAAGGCGGGACAGCAGAGTGTACCAAAACAAGGTGCGCCTCGAAACCGCACGAGCGAAAGAGAGGTGTTAACAATGGGGCGGAAGGCAAAACCGATAATGTTGCACTTGGCAGAGGGGAAAAAACATCTTACAAAAGCAGAGATAGAGCAAAGATTGGCAGGCGAGCAAGCTTTTGGCATTGGAACAGATAAAATTAAACCGCCCAAATGGTTAGACAAGATAGCGCAAAAGGAATTTAAGCGGATAGCTAAGGAAATGGAGCAAACGGGAATACTTACCAATGTTGATGTTGACATGCTGGCCCTTTACTGCGATGCTTATTCGCAGTATATACAATGTTGTGAGGTAATTCGGCAAGAAGGGTTAATGGTAGAATACACAAATAAGGCAGCAGAGACGAACAAAGTACCCCATCCATTGCTTACCAAGAAGAAACAGCTGTTCGAACAGATGAAAGCTATTGCGTCCGAGTTTGGATTTACTCCGAGCGCAAGAGCGAGAATAGCGATACCTAAGCAAGAGAAGAAGGAAGAGACAAAGTTTGATAGGCTTTTTGGCAATGTATAGGAATTTGGTGATGAATAATGCTGAAGAAGGAGTTGATACAATATAGCGAAGACGTCATAAGTGGCAAAATTGTTGCATGTCAAAAACACAAGTGGGCTTGTGAGAGGTTTTTGAAAGATATAGAAAGAGAGGGAACTGAAGAGTTCCCTTTTATTTTTGATGAGGCAAAGGCAGAAAGATTCCTTGAGTGGATGAGGTTGTTTAAACATACCAAAGGGGTTTTGGCAGGACAGCACATAGAACCGCACATAACACAAAAGTTCGTCTTTGGTAACATCTATGGTTGGGTTCACAAGGATACGGGATTGAGAAGGTTTAAAAAAGCATATTGGCAGGTTGCGAAGAAAAACGCAAAGTCTCAGAGCCTTGCGTGTGTGGCAAGCTATGAGGCTATGGCTTTTGGTGAGCCGATGGCTGAGGTTTATATTGGGGCCACGAAAACAGAGCAAAGCAAAATAGTATGGAATGAAGTAAAAGCACAGTTGGAGCGGTGCGAATATCTAAAAGGGAAATATAGAGTTGCTTATGGGAAAATAGAACATCTGAAAAGTGGCTCTGTAATAGTACCTCTTTCTAAAGAAGGCCGGAAAACTGGCGATGGCTTAAATGTGCAATGTGGGATTATTGACGAGTATCATGCACATCCCACAAGCGAAATTTACGACGTGCTTGTTTCAGGCATGGCAGCAAGGCCACAGCCATTGCTTATGGTAATTACAACAGCAGGGTTTGATTTAAACAATCCGTGTTATGCGGTTGAGTATAAATATGCGTCAAAAATAATTGATCCTAACAGCCCGATTGAAAATGATGAGTATTTTGTGATGATTAACGAGTTAGACAAGGATGATGACATTAAGGACGAGGCGGTTTGGGTAAAAGCAAATCCAATTTTGTGCAGTTATGAAGAAGGCTTAAATTTCTTGCGAGGCGAGTTTAAAGCTGCTTTGGATGTTCCAGAGAAGATGCGAAACTTCTTAACGAAGAACATGGATGTTTGGGTAGACATGAAAGAAAGTGGTTACATGGATATGAGTAAATGGGCAAAAAGTGGAAGAAGTTTGAAAGACTTTGAAGGCTTTGAAGGGAGAGAATGCTATATTGGAGTTGACCTGTCGGCAAAGATAGACTTAACAAGTGTAGGCTTTGTTTTTCCTAATGCTGATGGTTCATATATTGTATTTTCTCATAGCTTTATACCAGAAGAAACGCTACAAGCAAAAACAAAAACAGATAAAGTTCCTTACGACTTATGGGTCAAACAAGGCTGGATAACAGTAACAGACGGTGCGGTTGTAGATTATGAGTATGTCAAAGTGCACATCAAGGAAGTTATTGCGAAATATAATCTTAAACCCGTCATGATTTGTTACGACCCCTGGAATGCCAGCCAGTTTGCTCAAGACATGGAAAAAGAAGGTTTTGTGATGGTGGAGATAAGGCAGGGGATAAGAACGCTTGGCGAGGCGACAAAGGACTTTAGAGAGAAGGTTTACCAAGGCAAGATAATTCACAACAACAATCCGGTACTCACTTGGGCTGTTGGTAATGCTGCTGTTAGGTCAGATGCGAATGAAAATATTATGCTTGACAAAAGCAAAAGCTCGGAGAGGATTGACCCCATAGCTGCAATCATTAATGCGTACAGCCAGGCAATGAAAAGACAGGCTTATAAAGTTGACATAAATAAATACGCAGACATTGAGTTTTTAACGAAGCTATGGGGCTTATAAGGAAAGGCAGGTGAAAACATGTGACAATTCTAGAAAAGATAAAGTCGATTTTTATAAGAAGGCCCAAGAATCAAACGTTAACCCTCAACGAGGACGATGAATTAATTTTACAGGCTCTCGGCATTTCGCCAAGCGATTATGTCGGCAAGAACTCACTTAAGATAGCAACCGTCTTTGCGTGTATCAGAATTTTGAGCGAAGGCATTGCAAAGTTCCCCTTGAAGATATACCAAGACCAGGGCGGTAAGCGAAAAGCAGTAGACCATTATCTTTATCCGTTGCTGAAATTGAGACCGAATCCTTACATGACAGCTTTTGATTTTTGGAAATGTGTAGAAGCACAGCGCAATACTTATGGCAACGCATTTGTGTGGCTTGAAATGCCTGCAAGGGGGCGAAATGCAGGCAGAATAACTGCTTTGTGGCCGTTGGATGCGAATAAAGTCCAAATTTGGATTGATGATAAGGGCATTTTTAGCACACAAAGCCGAATTTTCTATGTATTTACGGATAATTTAGGCAATCAATATAAGCTTTTGCCCGATGAAATCCTGCATTTTAAGGGATTTTCTTTGGACGGAATAGCTGGTATTAGCCCTCTGGAATACCTCAGGCGAACGGTTGAAAATGCTGGTAATGCTGAAGAGTTTTTAAACAAATCACTCAAGGGTGGTATGACTGTCAAGGGAATAGTGCATTACATCGGCGATTTAAACCCTGAAGCAGAGCAAAAATTCAGGGAAAAGTTTGAACAGATGGCAAACGGGCTGCACAATGCCAACAGAATAGCCTTGCTGCCCATTGGTTATCAATTTCAGCCCATTAGTTTAACTATGGCAGATGCACAATTTATCGAAAATACCCAGCTTACCATCAAGCAAATAGCTTCAGCTTTTGGGATAAAAAATCATCAGCTTAACGACCTGGATAGGGCCACGCACACAAACATATATGAGCAGCAAAGAGAATTTTATATCGATACCTTGCTGCCAATTTTGACGATGTATGAGCAAGAAATGACTTACAAGCTTTTTGTAGATAGCGAGATAGAACAAGGCTATTATGTGAAGTTTAATGTTGATGCAGTATTGAGAGCAGACCTTAAAACACGGTATGAGGCATATCAAAAAGCAATACAAAGCGGTTTTCTGACTCCAAATGAGGTAAGAGAGATGGAAGAAAGAGAACCTATGCCGGGAGGTGACAGGTTGCTTATAAATGGCAACATGATGCCAATCGAAATGGCTGGCCAACAGTACATGTGATTTGAAAGGAGGTGAAAGGGGCATGAGAAAGTTTTGGGTTTTTAATAAGCTCAAAGAAAACGAAGCAGAGCTTTTGCTTTATGGCCCGATTGGAGATGAAATGTCTTGGGGGGATGAAATTACACCTAAAAAGTTTAAAGAAGATTTGGAGGCTTTAGGGGATATTGAGACGTTAAATATTTATATTAACAGCGAAGGCGGAGATGTATTCGCAGGACAGGCAATATATTCAATCTTGAAAAGGCATAAGGCACAAAAGATTGTCTATGTTGATGGTTTAGCTGCGAGCATTGCCTCTGTAATCGCAATGGCAGGGGATTTAGTTGTTATGCCCAAAAATGCAATGATGATGATTCACAATCCCTGGACTATTGCGGCGGGCAATGCAAATGATTTTAGAAAGGTTGCTGACGATTTAGACAAAATAAGGGAGAGTTTAATTGTAGCCTATCAAAGCAAATCAAATCTTTCTAGAGAAAAAATTATAAAGTTAATGGACGCTGAAACTTGGATGACGGCGGAGGAAGCTGTTGAATACGGATTTGCTGACGAGATAGAACAAGAAAAACAG